GCCTTATGGTCTTGCTAGGCATGCTTTACTTGCAGGGCATTGCATAGGCCATGGTGAAGGGCCTTTTGATTACATCATTGGAGACTTTTCATGATCCTCATTGATTTCTTTGATGCCGAATGCTGCAAAGGCACTGAACTAGTAGAAGGCTGGTATTGGTATGACGATGATGATGAAAATGCAGTGGGAGGACCGTTTGCAAGCGAAGAAGCCGCCCTAAAGGCGGCTTTTGATGGTCATGGTTGGTAAAAAAATAATTGCTAGCATGGCGAAACATCGCGAGACTGGCATCTCGTGACGTTTCTAACCACTACCAAAGGAGCAGTTTGGCCATGGCTGAACACAAGCATAGCAGTGTACCCACAGGGTTTAAGGAGATCCCTGGGTATGGCGGACGCTATTTCATCAATGAGAAGGGTGAAGTTTGGAGTAACCACTGGAATAAACTGCTTTGTTCTCGTACAGATAAAGGTCATCCTTATCCATATTTAAAGCTGCGAAAGAATGGCAAGTCTGTAACTACACAGATACATTATTTAATGAGGATTACTTGGATGGATTCCGCGCCCGGGAATTTAGGAATTGGGCGTAATCTTTGGTGCATAAATCACAAAGATGGTGATAAGTTGAATAATTGCATTGATAATCTTGAGTGGGTTACTTGCAGTGAAAATGTTAAACATGCTTGGCGCATTGGTTTGCATAAAATCAAGAGAGGCGAAGACGCACCCTCGTCTCGACTGAGTTCACAACAGGTTAGGGAGATTCGTCTGCGGTGCCTATCCGGCGAGCCCCTTAAGAAAATAGCCGAAAGCTTAAATGAAGGAGTGCGGCTTATCAAGCAAATCAAAGTATTTGAATCATGGAGAGGTCAAGATCATGACTTAGTTGAGCCAATGTTAAAAATTTCTTCTTCCCGATTCTTGCATAGCCTGAAGAAAGCATTGGATAATAATAAATACAATGCACCAGAAAGTTTTGAAACCTGCCGTTAAACGGTATATTGCGTGGCCAAAAACTTGCGCAAAAACGGTATAAAAACAAAACGAAGTGCGGTATTTAGAAACTAAGCAGAATGCGGTATATTAGGAGCCGCCCCAGCCCCCCATTTTCGGCCTCGCCCATGCTCTTATGCGCCTACACGCATATGCGCATACACGCATGTCAGGAGACGCTGACATAGGGCCATGTGCTGATATCCTGACTGATACCGATACGTATCCGTAGCGAATCCTGGCCATGATCACGATCATGCACGCCGCTGATCCTGATCATGCTCGCTGTTGATCACGATCCTGATCACGATGAGGCTCTGATCATGATCTTGATCGCGCTGTTTTGTTGATACGCATTCTGATCACGCGTGTCTCTTGATAAGACTACTGATCACGATGGCGCTCTGATCATGATACTGATCCTGATGTTAAGAGATGTGACAATGCGGCTCGGTGCCCCTGGCTCCTCCTCTCCCTTTTCCTATTGTCTCTGGCATGAGGCGAGCGATCGTCTCCCCTTCTCTGTTCTCTGGCTCTCATGCTGTCCCCTTCCCTTAGAGGCTCTGCCTCTCCTTCCTTCCCTCCTCTCTCTGATCTGATCGAGGCGCTCTCCTCTCTCCCATGGGAGGCGATCGCCTCTCAGGCTCTCGAGGCGCTCCTCTTCTCTCTGGCTCTCTGCCATGCTCTCGCCGTTCGCCTCTGGCAGGCTCGAGGCCGTCTCGCTCCTCTCCTCCGCTCCCTGGCCTCTCAGCTCGAGCGCCTCGCCTCCGCTCTGCCCGAACCCCTCTCCTCCTCCTCTCCTCGCGCTCTGCTGATCGAGGCTCTGACAGAGGCAGGAGAGAAGGCTCCCGCTCTGGCGAAGGCCTCCCGCTCCGTTCTCCTGCGCCGCGCCTCTCGTCTCGGCCTCCTCTAAGGCTCTGCCTCTGGCCTCCCTCGAGGGAGGCCTCCCTCCTCTCCTTCCTTCTCTGTCCCCTCGCTCTCCTTGTCATGGCGCCTACTCACGAGCTCCTCGCCGCTGATCTCTCCTGGCCTCAGTTCTCCTTCTCATCTCGTCGTGAGGCCGCTTTGTTCGCTGCTCGCCTCGAGACTCGCCTCGCTTCGCCAGAGCCTCTCTCTCCTGAGGCTCGAGCCGAGGCCGAGGAGATGCTCGAGGAGCTTCTCTCCCTGCTGTTCTCTCCCCTCTCCTGAGGCTCTGCCATGCTCTCCCCTTCTGAGCTCGCCTCGCTCCTCGCCTCTGTTGAGAGCGAAGGGCGAGAGCTCTCTCCCTCTGAGCTCGAGGCCGTGCTCGCGCTCCCTCCTCGCTCTGAGCTCTCCCCTCTCGAGAGGCGCCTCGCAACGATCGAGCGCCTTCTCCCTCGCCTCTCAGGAGAGGCCGAGGAGCGCCTCCTCAGAGAGAGACGCTCTCTCCTTCGCCTCATCCATGGAGTACCGCTCTCTGTTGAGCTCCCGCTCTCTGTTCGCTCTGCTGATCTCTCCTCCTAAGGCTCCTCTCATGGCTCTCCCCTCCTACCAACGTGCTCTCCTCCTCGATCGAGCCGAGGAGCTCGGCCTCGCCTCCTCTGGCCTCCCCTTCCTCCTCGAGGAGCTCGCTATGTGGCTCCCTACTGCCACGATCGAGGCCTTTCTCCTCGATCTCGAGGAGCTCTCCTCTGGTGATCTCTGAGCGCGGATTGTTACGAAATATTTCAAGAGGAGCGGGAGGCTCTGGCCTCCCTCTCTGGCCTCTGTATTGTCTGTTCAGACGGGCGACCGTCTTGCTCTCTCGCTCTCTGTCTCATGGCTCTCGATCTCATCTCCGCTCTGATCATCACCAATACTCAGAGCTCTGGCGGTCGTTACGATCACGCCGGCGTTGTCTGCCTCTGGCAAGCGCTCCGCTCCTCCCTTCTCTGATCTCTCAAGGGAGGCCGCGAGGCCTCCCGCTCTCCTCCCCTCTCGCTTCTCCTCTTATGGCTCCCGCTCTCCTGGCTCCTCCCGCTCCCGTCTCCCTCTCTCGAGCTCCTCGAGCGCCTCAGGAGCTCCGCTCCTTCCTTGCTCGGTTTGGCCTCTCCTTTGAAGCTCTCCTCACCTCAGGCTCTGCTAACGCAAAGCTCGCGAAGGGAGCCGGCCTCGCCTTCTCATCAATTCTCCATCTTCTCCCCTCTCGTGGCCTCGCTCGAGCCGTCTCTCCTGGCTCTCATGCCTCTCCCGTGAGAGGAGAGCTCCCTGGCCTCCGTGCTCTCGCTGATCGCGAAGGCCTCACCGCCCGTGCTCTCCTCTTTGATGCCTGCCCCTTCGCCTCTGACGCTTGTAAGGAGCTATGCCTGGCCTTCTCTGGCCATGGCGGCATGAGCACCGCTGTAGGAGCATGCCGCGCTCGCCGCTCCCTTGCTCTCCTCGCTGATCGTGAGGCCTTCGCTCGCTCTCTCCTATGGGCGATCGGCCTCTCCTATCGCAAGGCTCGACGCCTTGGCCTCCCCTTCGCTCTCCGCCTTAATGGCACCCAGGAGATGCCATGGCATGAGGCATGGCTCTCCGCTCGCCTCTCTCCTGCAGAGGCCGCTAGCCTCTCCGCTCTGTTCGGTGCTCCTATTGATTGCGGCCTCCGCACTATCCCCGAGGCGCTCCGCTCCATTCCCTTCCTTGCTCTGTATGACTACGCAAAGGCTCCCGTATTCGGCCGCTCTGGCCTCCTTGCTATGAGAGAAGCAGGCATCCATACCACGGCCTCTCTCGCTGCTGATCGAGAGGGAGGCGCCTCTCGAGCTCTCGACGCAATAGGGGCAGGCTTCTCCCTCGCTGTGCCCATCCTGGCTAGCAAGGGAGAGGAGCTCCCTCTCTCCCTCCTCCTCCGCGACGATCGAGGCCGTGAGGCTCTCCTCCAATGCATCGATGGAGACGCTAATGATCTCAGGATGCTCGATCCCTCTTCCGCTCCTGGCTTCTCTGGCCTCGCTGTTCTCCTCCGTCTCAAGCGATCGAGAGGCGCTGCAGTAGGAGCTGACACGCGCTTTGCTCTCGCTCCTGGCTCTGGCTCCTTCGCTCCCATGGCTGGTGGCGGCTCCTTCGCCTTCTCTCGCTCCTGAGAGGCTCTCCCATGATCCGCTCCTACCGTCTCCCCTCCCTCTCCTCTCGCTCCCTCCTCATCGTCTCCCGCTCCGCTCCTCCCCCTCGCCTCCCTCCTCTCCTCTCTCATACCTCCTGGCACAACAGAGAGAGCGGCTGGCTCCGCATTCTCTCCCTTCGCCTCCCTGGCCTCTGGCTCCTCCTCCTTCGCTCCTTCCCCTCTAAGGCCCGCCTCCGTCGCCTCGGCCTCCCCCACACCTAGCTAGCCTCTCCAGTCTCTTAAGCCCGTCTCTCCTGGCCTCTCAGGGTGACGGGCTCTTGCTTTGCCTCTCTGTATGCGCCATCACGCATAGTGCACAATGGAGGGAATATCCCCTATGCGCATAGCCGCATAATATAAAGAATAAAGAAGGCCCCTATTTTAGGGGCTTTTTGTTATACTTCAGAGTCTAGATCTATCGCCTCTAGTTCTTCAATCAAACGGCGGGATCGTTCGATTAATGCTTGAGTGCGACGCTGAGACTCTACATCTCGCTGCTTCAGTTCTTCTAACTTAGCGGCGAAAATGTCTGCGATCGACATAGATTAGATTTGCGAGGTGCGCGAGACGGTCGCCCGTCTCATGCTGTACTATACCCGATAGTACGGCCCAATCGGGCTAATTGTCACATTTCGTAACATAAGCTCTGCCTATGTTACAGATAAGCTGGAGCAATAGTACGGGAGTAGTACAGTGCTGGGCCGGGCATACCCCCTCAAAAAGTGGCGCAATTTTTCATCCAGAAAATCAGGCTATAAAAAAGGAAGTTGATCAATATAAGAGGGAATATGTGGGATAAGTATGCGAGATTTTTGTGGAGGTGTAAAGGATGCGATGCTTTGATGGGCAATGGACTGATCAAGGGCGGAAAGGTGAGAAAGGAGAGAGCCTTTAGCGAGAAACCATTCTGAATATTGATCAATGCGCAAGTGTTTAAATTGTTGGTGAAGAGTGTATTCCGTTTCGCTAGTTTCTGCTTCAATTAAGGCGAGGAGTAGTATTTTTCCAGATGTGGAGCAGAAGTGATCTTTGAAGCGACTAGAGAAGGAGGAAGTAAACCCAATTTTTATGTGTTCTGGCTTGTATTCGTTCGCGATAAAATATACAGCAGCCGAGGTGATTTCATTGAATAAAATTTTTCTTTTATTCTCTCTTTCGCGATTATCTTTGCTACGACAGGATTTGCACCAATGTTTTAGACCAGAAGCGGTATGGCGATCGCGAGAGAAGCTGGATAGTGGTAAATTTTTGCCACACTTACTGCAATATTTAGTTACGTGGGACTGCAATGATGAGGAATGGAGAATCGTCATTGCCAAAAATTTAGTCTTGAGCAACCATAGCGAACAAAAAGCTAGTTGTTATACGCTGAAAGCAAGTCATCGCAGATGACGCCGCTTGAAGCGTTTCCAGCAACAGGCAAAACCAATGGAGACGGCCCTAAGCCGTCGTAATGACGCACAAAATCGCGCACTTTCCTTTCCATCGTTTCAGTAAAAAGGCGGCCTAAAGCCGCCGTTCAAGCTTTTAAAGATAGAAATCGCCTGTTTTTAGGCTTTTCAACAAATTCGCACACTATGAGCGACTCATCACATGAGGCTGAGTCAGCTCTTGATTGCTTAGCGCGGGCCTTTTATTTTTCGCCGCTTGTCTAGATGCTTCGCCCTTTGGGGGGCTCAGCGTGTCTAGCTTTTCGCGGCTTGCTTGGCCTTTTATCAGTAGACGCTCCGCCCTTTGGGGGCTGCGCTCGCTTGAGGCACTGGCTTAAGGAGCGTCGTCTAGCCAGGAAGCTGCACTTAGCTTGCATGAAGCAGCAGCTTCGCCACGTCTATCGTAACTCGCGCTGTCGGGAGTTGTTTTGTCCCTTTTGTCCCGATCCTGTTATAGTGCGGGTTTATGGGAGCCCATGATGGTCCAACAAAAGCCTTTGAAGCGCAAAACCAGCGGATGGGTGTACGTCGTTCAATGGGCTTCTATGCC